ATAGTGGAATGGAAACCATACAAGCACTCCTTTTTAATAACTATGAGGAAAAAAAGCATTTTTTTCTTGACTTATAAAAAAAGTTTATGTATGGTATAGAAATGATTATGTCGGAGTGGTGGAATCGGTATACACAGCAGACTTAAAATCTGCCGGTCATTGACCTTGCGGGTTCGAGTCCCGCCTTCGATACTAAAAGTTTAAATCACTTGGAGCACTCATTGGTGATAATCCAAGACCTTCCCAAAAAGGCTCAACAACTCTTTCTCTTTTCTTCTCGTCCAACTTTAATCTAACTCTTTCACCCTTCGCAACTCCTGCTTTAACAAAAGCACGAAGTTCTTTTAGGGGAGGAGAAACAGACACAACTGGAAAATAGACATTAACAGAGTGGATCATACCAACGATTTCGTCGTCATAATTAAAGATAGGAGATCCAGAAGATCCTCCCATTGCTGGAATACTATAATAAGCCTTCATACCAGTTTGACCCATATAAAAGCCTTCTAAAAGTGGAACAACGTCTTCGTAGAAAATACCAACAGGAGCAGCAACATTATAAACTCTTTCACCTTCTTCAATAGTTGTTAGTTTTGAAGCGACCTTTGCTACTTTTGTGGTCAATAGATTGTGTGCGAATAAAAGGCAAGTATCAATCGTTTCATCAATAGAAATAATATCAGAAGTGTATTCTCCCAACTTAAAGTTGATTGATTTCATTTCTACGTCTAATCTACTCGCACCTACCTGTTGAGCAATCAAGATTTCTCTCTCAAAAGTACAAACGTGACCAGCAGTTAAAACATAAGAACCTTCGTCAGTTCTAAAAACAACAGCACCAGAGCCAGAAGATACAGAATCTTTTTCCAAACAATCTCTTGGATCATCAGGATTACACACTGTAATCTTTACAGTTTGTTTGATTTTTACAAACGAATCTCTTGCTCCTCTTGAAAAATTCAAGTTTGACGAAGCACAAGAAGCCAATGAAAGACTAAATAGAAATAATACTATTGTGGATAAAAGGTTTGCTCGCATACTTTAAGTAGTTTTAAAAAAGTTTAAACTTTATTATTTTGTGATAGTATTTATAACACGAGGTATTCCTGTGAAAAAAACTTTTATACTTGACACCTGCGTTTTCTTGTCAGACCCAAACTGTCTTAAACATTTTGAAGAAAACGACATTGTTGTTCCACTCAAGGTCTTAGACGAAATCGACAAAAACAAAGTTAGGCAAGACGGAGCCGGTTTTAACGCTCGTCACGTTATCCGTGTCCTTGACGTTTACAGAACCAAAGGAAGCCTTTTTAAAGGCGTATCCCTTGGAGAAAATAAGGGAAAACTCTTTGTAAAGCACTATGAGACAGAGAACTTACCACACGACTTTGATCTTTCTGTCCCAGACAACCAAATCATAGCAACTGCCCTTACAGTTAAGGGCGAGAGCAAAAGAAAAAAAGTTGTTGTTGTATCACAAGACATTAATATGAGAGTCAAATGTGATTCTCTTGGTCTTTTATGTGAAGATTACATTGCCCACGATACAGTAGAAAGCAAAGAAGAAGTATTCACAGGCTTATCCAAGCATTTGGTTGACGAACAAGTTATTGATGCTTTTTATGCTGGTCAAGACATTTTCTTGGAAAAAGAACAGGTTCACCTTTGCCCAAACCAGTATGTAATGCTTGTTTCTAACTCAAACGACAAAAAGACAGCCTTAGCCAGATTTTATGATTACAACACAAGATTGTGTAAGACAATCAAAATGGAAAATGTCTGGGGTATTGACGCAAGAAACAAAGAACAAACATTTGCCCTTGAACTTCTTATGGACCCAGATGTAGAAGTAGTTTCCCTTATTGGTCAGGCTGGTTCTGGTAAAACCCTATTAGCAGTAGCGGCTGGATTGGAGCAAGTTTTAGGCGAGGAAGCCGAGTATAAGAAGTTAATTGTTTCTCGTCCAATCCAGCCACTAGGTAAAGATATCGGCTTTTTGCCCGGAACACTTGAGGAAAAAATGGATCCTTGGTTAATGCCTATCAAAGACAACCTTGAGTTTCTAATGGGAAATAATAGAGATATGGTAAAAACCTATTTTGAACAAGGAGTTATTGAGATAGAAGCCATTACATACATTCGTGGTCGTTCTATCACAAATGCTTTTATTATTATTGACGAAGCACAAAACCTCACAAGACACGAACTCAAAACTATTCTTACAAGGGTAGGCGAGGGAACAAAAATCATTCTTACTGGCGATATCGAACAAATCGACAATATCTACATTGACGAGACTTCTAATGGTCTTACTTATGCTGTGGAAAAGTTTAAGGATTATGATATCTCAGGTCACATTACTCTTCAAAAAGGTGAGAGATCTAAAGTAGCAACCCTAGCAGCAAAGATTTTATAACTTTTTTCTTGACAGATCTTAAATAATACATTATATTATCTTATATTGGACCTCTGGCGCAATGGTTAGCGCAACCGGCTCATAACCGGCAGGTTCTCGGTTCGAGTCCGAGGGGGTCCACTAAACGAAAAGGATAAAAATGGAAATCGAGTTTAAAGATACAGTAGAAGACGCAAACGCAGTTCTCGACGAAGTTGTAACAGCAGAAAACGAACTCAAAACTATGCTTGTAAACTATGTTGGAGAAAAAAAGACACCCGAAGGTGACAACGTTACGGTAGAAATGATTGTAGATCAACTGGCAGAAGAGTTTCCTGAGTTTGTTTTAGCAGTAGCAGAAGAAAACTTTATTAGAGGATATCAACAAGCCCTGACCGACGTAGAAGTCGGCAGAAAAGCGTGGGAAGAAGAACAACAGCAAAATGAGCAAGAGTGATTACATTAGAGAAAGTTTAAAAAGGTCTAAGTCTCTTAATCACTTTGGTCTTTTTGGTGGATTAATCCCCATTTACTTAAAAGACGAACTTATCTTCACAGACGGCGAAAGTAGTTTAGAAGAAGTTATCCAAATCGTAGAAAATTCACTTCCTTCCTTCCTTGTCTCTAACGTAGATGTAATCTATGTTGGGGACTTTTCTCATTTTGAAGAAAGAGATACCAATGCTGCCTATGAAAATGGAGCAATCTACATTATTAATGTCCAAGATAATGCTATGGATATGGCTGACGACATTGTTCACGAGATTGCTCACGCAGTAGAAGAAAGATTTTATGATGAAATCTATGGTGACGGAAGACTAGAACAAGAATTCTTAGGAAAAAGAGAAAAACTCTACCAAATACTCAAAGCATACGAAGAGCCATTAGTAGATTATAGTTATTTTGCTAATCCTGACTATGATGAAGACTTTGACAAGTATTTATATACACAAGTAGGATATCCAGCCCTCAACGCATTTGGAAATGGACTATTTTACTCTCCTTATGCGTCAACTTCCCTTAGAGAATACTTCGCAAGAGGCTTTGAAACATTTTTCTTATACAAAGATTTAAAAGCACTTGCAAACATTAGCCCCATACTGTATAATAGGTTAGAAAACTTAGCAGATATGGAGTAATAATGGCACACATTAGTTTCTCAGAGGCAAAAAACTGGAACTTTTGCCCTTTTTATCACAAACTTATGAACTTGGACAAGGTAAAAGGCTTTGAAGGCAACGCTTTTACTGCTTTTGGTAATGCAATCCACGATACTTGCGAAAAGATGCTTACCGAGGGAGTAGAGGACAAAAAATCTTTTTTTCAACTAAGATTTAAAGAAATCCTTGATGATTTGCCCGAAAATGTCGAAAAAACGGGTGATTTGGTTGAAAAAATGAAAGATCAAGGTCCTCCTATCCTTGATGAAGTGCTTCCTGCGCTTCAAGCACACTTTGGAGAGTATGAAGTGGTGGATGCAGAGGAAGATTTGATGGAAATGATTGAGTTTTTCCAACCAAAAGAGATTGAAAAGTTCAAAGGGTTCATTGACTTGATTATTAAGACACCAGATAACAAGTTTCACATTATTGACTGGAAAACTTGCTCTTGGGGATGGGACGCAAAGAAGCGAACTGACCCTATGATGACCTACCAACTTACTTTCTACAAGCATTTCTGGTCAAAAAAGCACAACGTTGACCCAAAAATGGTAGAAACTCATTTTGCTCTACTTAAAAGAACAGCCAAAAAAGACAGGGTTGAAATCTTCCGTGTAACAAGCGGTCCAAAAAAGACAGAAAATGCCCTTAACTTTTTGAAAAAGGCTGTTTATAATATTGAAAGTAAAAACTTCATTAAGAACAGACTTGCTTGCAACAAGTGTGAATTTCACAGAACGGAATATTGCCCATGACTGATAAAAAAATCAAAGTGCTCACCATTAGCGACCATCCACTATCTCCCTCTGGTGTCGGAACTCAAACAAAATATATGATTGAAGCACTCCTCAAGACAGGGAGATACCAAGTATTTTCTCTCGGAGGTGCAGTACAACACCAGAATCACAATCCTCACAAAGTTGATCCGTGGGGAGAAGATTGGATTGTTCAACCAGTAGATGGATATGGACAACAAGATCATATTAGATCATTAATGAGGACATTTAAGCCAGATACGGTTTGGTTTATGACAGATCCTAGATTCTGGGACTGGTTGTGGGCTATTGATAATGAAATTAGAACAAAATGTCCATTGGTCTATTATCATGTGTGGGACAACTATCCATATCCGACATTTAATGGTCATTTTTATAGATCTAACGACGTTATTGTGTCTATTTCAAAAGTTACTCACGATATTGTAAACAATGTAGCACCAGAAGTAGAAAATATTTATCATCCTCATGCGGTTGACAGTGATTTTTTCAAAAAAATATCAGATGATGATGTCAAAAAAGTCAGAGAGTCACACAAGCTTGAAAATAAATTTGTTTTTTTCTGGAACAATAGAAATGCTAGAAGAAAACAAAGCGGATCTTTGATTTATTGGTTTAAAGCATTTTGTGATAAGATTGGGCATGATAAATCTGTTCTTATTATGCATACTGATCCAAAGGATCCTTATGGGCAAGACTTGGAAACTATTTTGCGAGAAACAGGAATGGATAAAGGTCAAGTTAGATTATCTAAAAATAAAGTTGGTCCACAAGAGCTAGCAACGATGTATAAT